CTGCACCAGCAAATAAACCTCGTCATCACCAATACCGGACAAACTGCACATATCAATGACACGCCCACCAAACTCATGCTGCGCCCATGCCACAACCTGCTGCTCTCGGTTAAACGTGCAACTGCTCACTGTGCCATCCAGCATCACACACCAAACCACTTGATCAGGCTCTTGCTGATACACAATGCTACGGATACCACCGTGCAGCCTTGGGATATGTGACGCCAAGGCACTTAAATCCTCAGCCACCAAACCGTCAATTTCGTACCGGTACGACATAGCCCGTAGACGACTGTAGCCACGCTGCACAAATAGCAACTCACTGCCCACGCGAATAGGTGGGGCAAGCAATGATGCACCGTAGTTGCTTTGCTCAGTAACCGTTACTGTTGTTGGTGTAAATGGCTGGCCGCCACCAGATACAAACACCTCATTTGTAGCAGTCAGCGCCACCACACCATCCCGCATCACACCCAGATGCAACACGCGGTTAGGACGTGGCGACGACGGCACAACCTCAAACGCATCAGCATCCAATGTCGTCAACTGAAAATTACGCTCGTCACCAATGCGGCTAAACCAAATACTGTTAGGTCGCTTGGTTGTTGCAGATGCCACAAGTCGCTGCTTAAAGTGAGTAATGCAGGTGGGATAGCCTTCTGTGGCAGACCATACCGACTCTTTGAGCGACCACGCGCCAGCAATCGACGTGACCGTGGCAGATAGGGGTTGCAACACCAGACCATAGACCAGCTGGGCATTGCTATAACGCACGATGCGCACTAAGCCGCCATTGATCGTCACATACTTGCCAACATCATCAACCGTCCAGCAATCGGGAATAGTCAGTGGTGGATCAACACCGGGATCATAACCATCAGGCACAACAGCAACAGGCTCTAGCTTGATCTCCTCGCCCTGCTCTTTGCCGCTTGGCTTTAGACTGACTTCAGGTGTTGGGTTGACTTCGCCAAATGGGGCAACGTCCAGTGGGAACACCTCAAACACCCAAGACGTGAAATCATCAGATGCTCGTAGCCACCAGATCGGAATTGTGCCAGTGCTAGATGCAAACCAAGCGGTATATTCTTGCTGCACATAGCTAATCTGACTAAAACCATCCCAAGGCGCATAAGCCGAAAACACATACGCGCCATCCGCTTGACGCATGACCTGCAATAGATTTTCGGAAATAACCACCAAGAACCGCTCACCACTACCAACATCAAACGGAATGATGCGCTGTGGACTCTCGACAGCCACTTTTTGCACGTACTCAGTACCGGCACGCGCTTTAAATCCTCCTTCGACCATCGGTAGCACGTTGAATAGTTCCCGCGCTCCGTTGCTGTACTGCGGAATATCAGTACGCGAATGCAGGTCGTCAGCAATTTCACCTGCGGTAAAGTTTGATTTTTGAATAACCAATTTAGGCATATCAGTATCTCACTGACAGCAACGATGATTCGTATGGGTCGATCATGCCTACGGGCTGCTCTTGCCCATCTACAGATCGCGCCTGTTTGACCAATTCTTTGAACTGGTACATCCGTTCGGATGCATCGGTACTTGAGCCTGTAATGGCTTTTGATAGCTTGCTTGCCAGTAGCAATGACATGGCCTCAATCAACAGGCTATCCCACACGCCTTCGGGAGCGTCATAGGTATAGACCAAGGCAATGCTTGATTGATCAGCTAATAACTTGCGGCCCTCTAGCTCATACTCTTGAGCATCGACCGATTGCACGCGCACATAATCATCAGGCAATTGATACTGATAGCTGTAGCCAAATGCCGGAGCGGTTGTCAGTGGCGCTAATAACGCACGCTTGGTTGCGCAGTTCCACGGATGCGACCGTAGCAACTGCGCACGCGCTTGGGGGTACACGTCTTTGCACAAACGCGCACGTTCTGTTGAGTCATCCAGACTGCTAATTGACTGTGCGCCAAGCATCCCTAGCGCGGCATTACAGATTGTGACGTTTGATGTAGACATGACCACCTCGAATTAAAAAGCCCCTGCCCACCGAAGCGGACAGGGGAAGGGGTTAGACCACAAAGTCAATCGTGACGACTTTTTGTTCGTTGGCGCGGCCAGAACCAACAGACATTTGCGCACCCAATTGCATCAAGTTTTGCAAGTCTGGCCGCTTGTCGATGCTGAAGTTCCAGTTAATGCCACGGCCAAAATGGACGGCATCACGAGTCATTGCGACAGTCTTACGCTCAGTTGCACCACCCGCACCATTGTCCAATAGTTCGTATGGAATCCAGTTGAAGCCACACCACTTGCCAGCAACATCACCATCTTGCAACATCTTGACAGCCATGAAGTCAGCACTGGTCAGCGATGTGTCGGCCAAGATTTGCGCCATCATGTTGCTGTCGTACAGCATGTACAATTCTTCGCCCTGCTCAACACCAACCTGATTGGCTTGGAAGATTTTGCGCGCTGCAATGATCTTGGCCTTGGTAAAAGCTGTAGCGCCCGCCGCAATCTTTTGACCCGCTGGAACTGCTGTGGGGGTGTACGACTCACCATCAATCACCTTGCGGTTGATTGCATCCACAGCACCACGATAGATCGCCTTATCCCAACGACGATTACGCGCAGCAATCATGTTTTGCATGTAGCTGTCTTGCGGGTTGGCTTTGAGTTTTGGCAGGTCAATCGACTCAATCGGCACAAATAGATTGCAGTCAGTCATGGTCGCTAAACGAGTACCAGCAGCCGGAATGGTCAGCGTGGTAGCACCAAAGCGGGTCGGGTTGTCGACCATCTCCATAGTGCCCATATCGTTAATCGTAAAAGATGCACCTTCGATGGTGCCACGGTCTTTACAGATCGACATAAGGCGCGATGTTTTTTGCTGGCACGCCATCTCAAACGTGTCTGCGTACTGCCGGACAAATGCAGCGGTAATGGTGTCCTGATTGGTAATCGGCATGATTACGCTCTCCTCAATAGGTTTGATTTGCCTATGTCGGGTTGTCTATTGCTAGGCCCATGTACGCGACACACTCGGCAATGTGTCGTGGGCTGTGCGGGTTATCGGACTGCCACGTCCGGCCCGTAAATCGGTTACTTGTATGTGCGCTCGTAATGCTTGGCGACTTGATCGCTCACACGACGATGGTCTGGGTGAGATGGGTTCATGTAGGCTTCTGACGACATCAAATCCTGAACACTCTCAGCACTCACACCACCACCAGCAGGCGGCTGATCCTCGCCCATCTGCGCACCAAAGAACGCGGCCATCTTGATCAATGCAGGGCTGTTAAACTCAGCACCACCAAGATCATCATTTGTAAATCCGGCTGCTAATGCCGCTTTGACAGCAAGGCCCATCTGCTTGTCAGTGTCAGCACCCCACGTTTCGCGCATCGCGGCAAGTGTGGACTCTGTGTCAAGCTGTGCAGCACCTTGTGCCAGTGCTGGCGCACGCTGTGCATACTCACCAAGTACAAATTCAAGCTGTGCATTCGTCATGCCCTTTGCATGTGCAGCCTTCAAAAATGCCTTATTGGTCTCGTCAGCCTTAAACTCGTCCCACTTGATCACGTCGGATTCGAGCTTTACGTCATATTCTTCGGCAGTCTTTGGCGGCGCATCACCAGTGCCTAGGCGACCTTCTGCGTGCTTGTAGGCTTCGGCCAACTTGCGTGACGATGCGGCAATGTCTAATGCGTCACCATCACCCTTGACGCGGAACTTTTCCGGCAACCAGTCGTTAGGGTCTGCTGTCGAATTGGCTTGATCAGCAAAGCTCGACAACGCAGAACCACCACCAGCCACACCACCGCCATTGTTCGCGCCATCACCCGCTTCCTCATTCATCATCATTAGATACTTGAGCATCACTCACCCCATTGGCTTTATTGATTTGCTTAATAATGAGTTCGACCACAGAACGTTGGCCCGCGCGAAAACATGATTCGCGCTCCGCTTCATGGCCGCCGCGCACATATGCTGATTGCGTGGTAAACCGCGCCATCAAGTCCTCTAACACCGCGTTGCCATCAATCCCTGATCGCTCAAATAGGCGCTGATATGTGTCAGCATTGGCACGCTCTGTCATGCTGCCCCCATTGCTGTTTTGGCCGTTGTGTCAATCGCTGCCTCACCCGCCTTTTGCTGTAGCGCCATCTGCTGTTGTTGCTGTTGTGCTTGCTGTGTGGCTTGGGCCTTTTGCTCCCGATAGTCCTTTAGGCCATCAGACGTGCGCATGACTGCGGCAGGCACACCTAGACCTTTGCCGTACAGTTGAGTTGCGGCATCAAAATCAATGTTGTCCAAAATGTCAGGATTGGCTTGAGCCATCTGTGCCACACCCGCGCTAAACCGCTCGATTGACACGACTTCCTCAAGACGCTGTGACCGTGCTAGAGGCGATTGGAATTTGATTTGCAGGTCACGCCCCATCAGAGACTCAGGCGGCTCACCCAATTGACCAGCACGCAACGCCAGACCAAAGCAACGCTCTAGCAGCGGTACTAGGTATTCAGACTGCCAGCGGCCATAGACAGGGCCTAGCTGTTGACGGATTAGATCAACACGCACGTTGACCTCGGTTGCCGTCATCTGTGGCCCGTCTTGCATCTGCAATTGATCAGACATCAGGTTGCGACGGATAGCGGCTTGCACGCTTTTGAGCATCCATTCAGCCACCTCAAAATTCATTCCAGACGTGAGCGGCTTGATGCTGTCAACGCTGTTGGCAACGATCACACGACGCGCACCGATGCGTATTGTTGCAGGATTTAATACGCCGTCATCTTCGGCAATCCACATACCGCCAATCGCCATATCGCCATGCTGTAGCGTCTGCGTTGCCAAGCGGTTAGCGGTTTTTGCGTCAGGCAATGCAACGGACATTTGACCTTCGGCATACACGCTATTTGGGATGCGACGCCACCGCGCCACGGCGCACGGAAACTCGTGATAGCCCGACTCTTTAAGCAGGTGCTTGCCTTCCGTCTCGATGTGATACGACGCAAACGGCAGTTTTTTATCAATAACCCCGTGTGGCGCTGGGCGCGGCTCAATCACATGCAGGATTGTGACCTTGGCATCTGGTGACTTTTCATACAGTTTTTGCACTCGCTCACTGACCGCATCACCGTATTTATCAATGCACTGTGCCGCTGTTAACTGATGTTCGCGGTAGATCGTATCAATGCGACCATCTGCGCGACTTGACGCAATCCAACAGCTAGACAATGGCCATGCGTCAAACACGTAGCCGCCATTATCTCGGTCTGTGTCGATGTACAGCGCAAGCCATCCCGCCACCACACCATCAGTCGTAGCCTCAAACGCTTCGGCGTCAAAATTGGATGCGTGGATATTGCGCCAGATAAAATTGGCAGTCCCATCCAACCAGCGCTCACCCTCGTCTTGAGTGGTCTCGTCTGGGTCTTTGCCGTCAGGTGTAATTGCAAACCACAGGCTGTTGGGTGGTGTTGCCCCACTCATGATCGACGACACGAGTAGCTGCACCGATCCTGTCGCCGTGCTATCAACCAGATCAGCACGCGCCTTTTTACGATCCTCTGTACCGCCAATACCGCCGCCAAATGACTGCACGCGCTCAGGACAGCCAAAGCGATAACACTCGTCCCACGTTGACTCGTGGGGTTGCCGCTCGCTTTTTAGCTCACCTAGACGCTTGATTAGTGCAGTCGCGTTGGTCATTGCGTTGTGCGCCCCTTGATTTTGCGTGCAATCTGTCCAAGCGCACTGCCCGTACCTAGCGTCTGTGCATCTGCACCAAGGCCGCTTGCTGCTTGCTGTAGTGCGCTACCCGCTTGCTGTGTGTTGCCCAAGGCTGTTGCGGCCTGCCCAAGCGCCGATGGCACACGATCACGACCGACACGTACCTTACGAGCCGATGCGTCAGTGTTGGCCGCTAGTGCCGCCTTTTCAGCAGCAATGCGAGCATCTTTTTCGGGGTCAGACTTAACGACCTTGGGAGCGCCGCACATTACTTGATAACCCAGCCGCTGGCGGTTAGTTCCATGCCGCCAATTGGGGGTGTTGGGGCTGTGTCGGCATCCGTGTCAGCGGTAGAAAGGCGGGCGCGAAGCTGTGCGTTTTCGGCTTCAAGCTCATTGATCCGCGCATTTAGGTTTTTGACCAACTCTGGATAATTGGTATCAAGGTCTGTTGCAATATCGGCAGCAAGATCGACTGGATCAGCAGGGATGACAGGAGTGTCCTGTGATGCGCCGGGGGTCTTTGGAGTGCGTGACGTCATGACGATGCTCTGCTATACGATGTAGCGAGCATGAGGTATTACCGTGTTGTGTTTTTTGGCTGATTTTTGAGAGCAAAACGCGCGTGCGCGCGAGGAATCATGTGATGCACCGACTCCTTGGCACCTCACACAACCCCGTCACACTACGCCACAGTATCAACAACGCTTCACCCGCCGAATGTTTTGGACATGAGTCTTGGTTGTACCAAGCGCACACCGTAGATGCGTTTAGACCTAACTGATCAGCAATAGCCCGATTGCTCAGGCCACGCCGATGCAAGTCACACAACACAGCGAACCAATCAACAGGCACATAATCAAAAACAATCGGCTTAAATAGACTGGCTTGCATTTTGTCATGCTCCCATATCAACCAAAACATCCATGAGTAGGTCTGCTGCACACACCACAACAGGCACATGCAAGCGCACAGCTATTTCGACAGCGCCGTTTTTGATTGGCTCACCCATCACGATATGCAGTCGCTTGACCTGATCGTCATCAATCCACACGCCAGACTTAGTAAGCGAGTCTAGGATTGCCTTGCAGTAGTTATCAGCGTCATACGCATGGCGAGTGTCTGGCGGATATAGCACCAAGGCCACCTCACACAGCGCATCACCAATCAAACCCGCCCAACGATTAACCATGACCAGATCAGCAATACGAGCGATGTAACGCTTACCCGCCTTGCCAATGTGCATACCGCCATCGTGTGACCGCTCCCAGTAGTGATTGACACTTGGCCCCCACGGCAGATCAAGCGAGCGCACAACCCCCGCAGGTAGCTTTGGGTCAGCACTGCCGGACACATGATGCTGCCCACCTACCGCGCTAGTGCGCTTATGACGCGCCTTAAATCCTTTGACTTGGTTTTTGCCAGCACGTCGGCAGCGCCATAAATCAAGCAGCCCAGACTGTCGAGCCTCTTGCAAACTCATGCTGTTTGTTGCTGGTAGTTGCTGTTGACTGCTCATTTCAACCCCCGACGTAGATAGACCCGCACAACGTCGCTATACAACTGATCAACCACAGCGACTACATGGCACGTCCGGTCACACACAATGACGTTTTGCCCCTCGACTGGCCGTGCATGGCCTTGCGGAATATCGACATAGCAATAGCCAGACTCAAGAAACGCTAGGGTCTGTGATGGTGTCGGCTCGTATGTGTTCATTTCGACACCCAGTCAATGATTGCCGCGACCACCAAAAGCACGAGCAGAGCGACACAACCCAAAAGAGTCCTTTCGCTTTGCCTGTTTGATCTAGCCACCCTTTCTGCGTGTAGCGCGTAGTGCTGATCCATCTTTGCATTCCAGATCCGATCAAACTCGCTTGATCTGAGCCGCCTTGTTTTTGCCGCCTTTCGATGATTGTTAGCCTTGATGCGCTTGGCTTTGCGTTGTTTTTGATTCATCCCTCAATCTCCCCAACCTGCCCAACGTCATTACTACCCGTGCATTTGTTGCGATGGTCTGCCGCCTTTGGGCACCGCTTATTGCCGCAATCAGGACACAAAATCATCCCAAGCCCGCCGTTTTGCATCACCTCCTCAAACGACATATTCGACCTGCACAACTCACAGCACACCTGCCGACCCCACTCTGGTGCTAAGTTCATCGCACACCCCCACAGCAAACACCCTCGCCCCGTTGCGGACACGCATCACATGCTGACTGCCAACGATCCGCCCAACTATCCTGCGTCTGGCCCAAAATCCAGCGCCCATCCAAAACCACCCCTTCCTGCTCCAAAAAAATCAGGTGATTCATTTCTGGCTGCGCATCGCGGTAATAAATCGCTTTTAAACCAAGGCCCAACAGCATGTTTGTGCAGCGGACACATGGGCGGCATGTTGTGTAGAGTGTTGCGCCCATCAAATCCCAATCGCTCGACAGATTGACCAAACGCGCTTCGGCGTGATGTGCGTTGCTCTCGTCAAGCGTTGGCCAGTTGTGTGTCGCCATGGTTCGACCATCCGGCAACACAACAACAGCACCAACGTGGCGCTCTGGGCAGATGCTCATGTCGGCCACTTCTTCGGCCAAGCGCATCATTTCAATGTGATTCATGCGCTCCTCCATCGCTTTAGATTCAACAGACAATTGACGCACTGACACCCGCTGACGTAGCGCGTCACATGACCGCATGTCGGGCACGGATCACCCTCATATCGCTTCAATCCCGCAGCACGCGCTAGATTTCTTGGCGTGTCTGTCACATATCTTTTTTCGGTGGGTGGCGGTGTGATTTCGTCAATTTGCTGCATTGCCTGCACGATATTTTCGATCACGCGCGGCCCTGCCCGTCGACTGCCGTTTTTAATCATGTGCAAATACGCGGCTGTATATCCCACAAATAGCGCCAAGCGTTTGATCGTCTTGGTGCGCACAGTCACCCAATTGCTCAAGCATTCTGCTAGCTCGGTCTGATCCATCACGCACCTCCCATCCGCTGCCAGACCACGTCATCAGTCAGATAAACACCCGTTTTTGCATGATGTGCCTTAATAACCCTGCGCTGGTTTTGCTTGCACACACCGCACGCCTGATACGTTTTCGTGCGCATCTGTTTTGCTGTGCGCAGACAAAACATGCCGCAGCTACATTTGCAGACGTATTTTGCGCCGTTGCATTTATGCGCATCTTTAGCCAGTCCAAGCACCGTCAAACGAAAGTTTTTAAGGCCGTAAATTTCAGCAACCCATTGCAAAATATGCGGTTGTTTCGCGTAAAGACTTGGCAGTTCTTGCAGCAAGTAGTAAGGCGGCGGCAAGTCAAAATCCTCATGCTCTTTTTCGCTCGGCGAATAACTCAGCCCACCACTGTTCGCCATCGCTGAATTCTTGTTGCTCGGCGTGCTGTGTGCGTGCGCAACATCAAAAAAGTTGGTCATGCCGCCATCTCCCGTTGATTTACAATATATTTTTGCTCAATCTCGCCCATGGCCTTGAGCAACCGATGCGACAAATTGACGTGCGGCACGACATGCCCTTTGATCATTGACTTGATGTAGCAGCGGCTTATGTCCGCCCCGTCCGCTAACTGCCCAATTGATCCGACACCCGATACAACCCACCGCCCGATCATCTGTGCAAACTCGATCCGGTCTTGACGGCTTTGAATGATTAGGCTCATGCGCTGGTCTCCATTGCCGCGATTCTCTCCGCCGCAACTCGCATGTTTTTGCGTATCTCTGAGCGATGGCTCGGACATTCCAAATCTGAGTCTGGTTTAGCTGCTGCAATCAGTCGATCAGTCGCGCACGGATGCGCATGCCGGATGCGTTTTAATCCGTGCAACTCAATAAAATCAGTGATTTCTTTTCTGAGTTGATTGCGATTCTCTTGTTTTTTGGCTTCTTTTTTGACCTCGGCACAGGCCACACACTGACCCGACGACGCTAGTTTTGATGTGCCTTCACAGATCAAACAGACCGATCCAAAATAAAAATCTTTGCCCTTGGCGCGCGCCATGTGTCGATTCAAATCGTGGTCACTGTCGGCTTTGACATGCGCCTTTTTTTCGCCGTAATACATAAACGCCTCGGCAACAGATGGCGGCACTTTGTTGTTGCGTGCAGCAACCAGCATGTGATTGAGCGCGTAGGCGGTGTAGTCACCATGTAGGCGCATGACGCGGGCAAACTCATCGCGT